CGCTGGGAAACCTCTCTCTGCACACCCTTCAGCGTGGTAGCTACGGCCTTTCCAATGACCTGGGAAGCATTGCCCCACGCCCTGTTAGCGCTCTGCTGGTTTACAGGCATCAGATGTCGCTCCTCTCATCACAGTAGTAAATCGTCCAGTGATTCAGTCCTCCAGGGTTATAGGGGGCCGTCTGGACAATGTACCGCTTGTTCCCTCGTATCAGAGAATCGCCGGGTACGATCTCGAACGGGGGAATACCCTGCTGGATGATTTTATGCGAGATGGGGTGCTCCAGTTGGCGCCACCGCTGGATCTCTTCCGGCTTTGCCGCTGCGAGGACCGCTTTGATCTCTCCCAGCCGTTCCCGGCCGTTTGATACGATCCTGCCGCCGGCGGTCTTGTGGTCTCCGTCCCGGTACACATCGAACGTGTGCAGCTCCTGCCCCGGCAACAGGTGGATTGCTCCTGCAAACATCGCCCCGCCCTCCTATGTTGTCCTGTTGCGGAATGGCGGGATACAACCGGCGGAACCGTGCAAAGCTCTCTGGTTTTCCTGCATTCCTTTGTGGAAGTATGGCGGGCTCTTTGCTATGGACGGAGCGAGCGTAGGGATGGACGCCGTTGCAAGGGCCTGTTTTTTCAGGGTATCGTACATCTTCTGCCACCGGTCCGCCCGGTCCCCGAAACTGTATTGCAGGACGTCTATCTTGGTATCCACCTGATAGCTCATTTTGAGAAGAATTGCTTCCAGAAGGGACAGCTTGGCAAACAGCCACGCCTTTTTCCCCTCTTTCAGCCCGGTAAGAACGGCGTTATATTCCTCGTCAGCCAGCGCACAGGTGTCTGCCCCGCCCTCGACCTGCGTATCTCCGAGTTCAAAGCGCATTTGGTCTTTCCCCCCTGCGCGTATCTGTGTGGGGTCGTAGCTGTACGTCATAGCCGCTCTCCTTTACTCCTTGTGCGACCGGGAGTGCGCGGACAGGGCGTTTTTAGAACCGAATGCCTTTCCGCATTCCAGGCAGATAAACTCACCGCCCTCCAGACCGCTGTCTGCGCCCTCTGCGGGCGGGTCGTCCTCCGCCGGTGTGTTTGTACTATCATCATCCCCCGCGCCGTTCTGAGCGCCCTCCGGATCGGGAACAGGCGGGTTATTCTCCGCACTGCCCTCGGGTGTCGGAAGGTCAACGCTGATAATTCTCCCCATGTCGATCAGGCGGGGGATCATTTTGGGATCAATAACGGTGTCCGGGATAACTTCGCCAATGGCGTATGTGCGGTCAAAGCGCACGGGCTTGTTTGCGATATAGGCCATGCGTCACACCTCCATTAAGCCGCCTTGAAGGTTTCGCTCACCGCGCCCTGGAGGAACACGCCGAGGTCAGCGGACGTGATCTCCGGGTCCGTGCAGAGCAGCCCCTCAATAAATTCTGTGTGGGTCGCCGCTTCGCCGAGGTACTGCTGAACAGCGGTGTACTGACCATTGCCCAGCATATCCCAAGTGAAGGTGTACCCCGCGCTGGGCTCGTCAATGCTGGGTGCGCTGGTGGTGTAGGTCAAAAGGGCGTTGTCCGGGTTGCAGATAAAACGCATATCATCCTCTGCGCCGTAGGGGGCCGCATTGTAGACGCTCTCTGCCACCACGATTTCATCCAGCCCAAACAGCTGCGCCAGCACGTTGGCGGTCACGTTTGCCGGATTCGCCTCACTGCCCTGGTACTTGATGCGCTCCAGAATGGAGGGGTTTACCGTCAGGGCGATGTAAGCGTTTGCGCCCAGCACCATCTTGTTCGGCTTGCGCAGGCCGGACAGAAGCATCCGATTCCGAAGCTGGTTGAAGAAGGTCACGGGGTCACTGTTCGCGTTGTCGAAGCAATAGAACTGGTTTGCGCCGGGGGTACCGGTGCTTACGCCCGTGTAGACGTGTGTCCAGCTCAGGGGATTGAAATATTTTGCCGCCCAAATGCGGTCAAGGTGGATGTTCATCTGCTCCGCCACCCACCGCACCTTTGCCCGCCTGGGGTCAATGACCGCGGGGGCGTTGGTACGCTGGAAGTCCAAGGTGCTGATCTGGTCAACACCCGTAATCACCTGATCCACCTCGCAGTGATAAAACTTGTCCCGCTTCCCATAGATACCAGGGGCGACGTGACCGAACTCCGGCTTCCGGGTCATGTTGTCCCGCGCCAGATCGCCCTTGTCGAACTCGTAGTAGTGGGCCGAGGATGTCGGCACAGGGACGATGGGGAACATCCTGCGGGCAACGAAGCCGCTCATACTCTGGAAGTAGGACAGGCATACGTTGGTCAGATAGATGTGCGGCTTAAAAATTCCTTTCTGGATGGAAGCCGCCAATTCCTGTGTAGTCATAGGCATTATTCTTAACCTCCCATTTTTGTTATTCACCGGCGGGGGACTTTTCAGCACCGCCGCCGCTTGCGGCAGCCGCATACCCGCTCTTGGTGATATGGATCTGCACCAGCTCTCCCGCGCTGGCCGCCGCCGTCATTGCCACGCCGAGGATAAAGTTCCCCGCCACCGCTTTCTTGGCACAGCCCGTAGCACCGGCGGTCAGCAAATCGCCCTTTGCCACGGACTCCCCGGCTTCGATCAGGCCGATGTTCTTAATCAGCACGTTAACCTCCATCCCGGCTTTTGTCACCAGGGCAGAGCCGGTATCAAAAGCCGCCGCGTCGCTGAGGATAACGCCAATCGCCGGATCTCCATCCGTTGCGGGGAGAATCAGCTTGCCGTCGCTGTCATAGGCGACAGCCTTGTGGGGCGCGTCCGTAATGTCTGCCGCCACCACATCCCGGATCGTCGTGGTGTTGTTGATAAATGCGGTCAAATACTGTTTGCTGCCCATCTTATCTACCTCCCATGTATTCCGCTTCGTACTGCGCTGCCAGCTCGGGATTTTCCTCAAAAGCCTTGATAATGGCCTCCGGAGTGGACATCCCACCGGCGGCCTTTGCCAGCTCCGCCGCCTTGATACCGATGGTCTGCTCGGTGCCGGCGCTCCCCTGGCGGGAGCTGCCGATTTCGCCGAACAGCCCGCCCTTGGTCACTGCGGCCACGCTCTCATCCAGCAGGGCCACATAGTCATCGTAGACCGTGCCGCCTGCCTTCTTCAGCGCGTACAGCTTTTCGGCCAGCTCCGGGGCCTTCTTCCCCAGCACCTCATACTTCTTTGCCAGCGCCGTCAGCCGCTCCACCTCCAGGCTCTTTTTCAAAGCCTCGATTTCAGCGGTCTGCTGCTTCTTCATGGCCTCGAAGTCGGAGAGGGCCTTCGCCACGTCCGGGTGGAGAGCGCCGCCAGCGGGGACGGCGGGCTGCTCCGGCGCCGCGGGGGACTCCGCGTGCTTCTCCACGCCGCCAGCGGGGGCGGGATCAGCGGGAGGGGTGCCGCCGCCCTCGGCGGGTTCCGCGATGCCGTACTTCTTCTCAAACTCGGCGAGGGTGGCCTGTTCCTCCTGGGTCATCTTGCTCTTGTCGATCTTCATGGTGTCTGTTTCCTCCTTTTCGCCTTTCGGCTCATGTGTTGTTTGCGCCAGCTCTCCGCCGAGGCCATACTGCCCCAGCAGCTTTGCCAGCGCGCCCTGCTGCGCTGCGGATTTCTGGATGCCGTCCTGCTCTCCCGGCTCGGAGGCTTTCTGCCCCTTTGCCCACTGCGATGCGGCACCGCGGACGGCCTGCGCGAATTCGTCCAGGCTTTTGAGCAGCATCGCCTCTTTGGCGGCCGCGTCCATGTCCTTGTCGCAGACGATGGAGCAGAAGCTGTCGGAAAGGGCATAGCAATTGTCGAACATCTCATTGGTAACCTCTCTGAGCTGCTCCCTGGTGATGTTGTCCGAGAACGTCTGCGCCTCCTTTTCCACGGTCCCCTCCGGGTTTTCCCCAGCAGTGGCCTCCTCGCCGCCCGGCGTGGTCGCATCCTGGAAACCCTTAGCCAACCACGCCATGAACTTCTGGAACAGGCTGGCGTCCGGGTCCCGCTCCGGCTCTGCCTCCTTGCGCTTGAACAGGCGGACGTGCGCATCCGGGTTCGCGCCCCGGTCTACGAGGTCTACGCTGGTAACGGACAGGTTCTTCAGCTTAGTTTTCATCAGTTGCCACCTCCTTCCACTGGCTCCCTTACGGCCTTGCCCTCGATGCTGAACATCGGGTATTCGCCGCTTTTTACCTTATCCCAGACCTCATCGTCTGTGATCTGGAAGCCTATCCACCAGCCCTCCGGCAGGATGTCCGGGGGAATCCCCAGCGCCTCCGCCTTTTCCTTCGTGAACACGACGCTCTCGATCACATGCCCGACACCGCCGCGCTGGTGCATCTCTCCGGCAGTCCCGAACTCCGCCACGTACTCGTAGGCGGCCTTCTCCAGCTCCTCAATGTCAATGATGTCCTCCTGCCAGTCCACGATCTGCTCCCCGTCCACACGGACGGCCACGTTGGCCCAGCCGAACACAAGCCGCCGCTCATCGTCCGACTTCATGACCGTCAGCTTGTGCAGCTGCTCCGGTCGCGCCTTGGTAATCTGGTTAAACGTCTGTGCGCTCATAGCTCTCACCTCCTTTGCCGGGCAGTAAAAAACCGCCGCTCTTTCGAGTGACGGCTGACCGATGTTGTCCAAGCGGGCGCGTTCCGCTATCCTGCCGCCCTATCCTGGGGCCAGGTTGGTGTTCTCGATTTCCTCATAGGCCACAGCACAGCGGCAGGATGGGTGCCCGGGCGGAAGCAGTTTCCCGTTGCTGAACGCCTCATCCATGTTGCGGCGCTCATCGTCCATCGCTGAGCAGATCGGGCAGACGCGCTCATCGTAGGCTGTGAGCCATGTCTTCACGCAGTCCCCAACATAGCCCTGCGCCTGGGCGTCCTTGGTCGCACCGTAGGCTCCGGCATTGTAGGCAAAGGCAAGCTCCGTGCGGGCGATATTCTGCGCCCGGTACCGATGCTGGCGCGCCGCATAGCGGGCTGCGGCATCCGCTGCCCGCTTCTCCGCCGTTTCCAGTTTCCCGTGCGGGTGGGCCTTAATGTATGCCTGCTTCACGGCCTCTCGGTATCGGACGTTTGCCAGGGCCTGCGGCTTTGTCAGGCCGACGCAGGGACGTATGATGCGGGCCGCCTCGTCCGGGGAGATGTTGGTGTATCCGCTGACGTGCTGAATAATCGCATTCAGAGCGTCCCGCTGCTCCTGCACAATGTTGGTCACCAGCTCCGCGCCGTGCTGCCTGAGAAAAGACATCCCGGCGCTGGTGTCCGGGTCGTAAAGGAAGTATGGGTATTTTGCGCTCACTTCCTGCGCCGCCGCCGCTGCCGCCGCTTTCCACCGAGGGGAGAGCGTGACGGCGATCAGCTTCGTGTAGTCCTCTTGCCATTTCTCAAACTGCTGTTGGGAGATACCGCCGGCGAGGTAGGCTTCCCGGAGCTCCTTGTAGGTCACCGTGTTCTGCTGGGCGCTGAAGCCGGACATCAGGATTTCCACAACATCCGGCTCCGCCTGGTTCAGAAAGGCCCTCAGCTTATCCAGCGTGGCCTTTTTCCCGCCGCCCGGCCTTTTCGGCCTTGGGGGCGTGGTCTTCGCCTTTGTAAAGCGTATCATTCCCCGCCCTCCGGCTCCATGGCCCCGTCAGCGCCCTCCTCGCCGCTTCCTGCGGCTGTCCTGGGCTGCTTTGGGTCATTGCCCTGTCCGTTCCCCTCCCGGCCCTGGGACGGCTCCGCGGGCCTCCCTGTGGCCGCGTAGGTGGTTTCCGGGTCCATCTCCGGCAGGTTCGCCGCCATGCGCAGATAAGCCTCCATGCCGCCGTCCGGGGTGATGGCTCCAATTCCGACCATCTGGGACACGAACTGTCCCAATTCGCCAAGGTTCTGCGTCTCAATGTCCCCGTGGATCAGGGTCGGATAGCCGGTTATCCCGGCGAAGTGCTCCCCGTTGATGTCGATCAGCCGGGGGATGGCCTGTTTGTTGAACACCTCGCAGATCAGGTCGAGGAAAGCCCCCAGCGCCACGCTGAACAGCTCAGTCTTGTCGCTGGAAAGGGCAAAACTGCCCACGTTCTGGTGGCCCAGCAGCACGAAGTCCGCCAGCACGGTCATGGCCATGCGGGTGTCGTACCGCTCTATGATCTGGTTGGTATCGAACTGCCGCCGCCCCCCGGTGGAGGTGAGGGTGAACTGCCAGCCGTTGCCCAGGACGATGCCCTCCCGCTCGTCCCTGCGGACGCTGCGCACGATGGCCTCCGCTTTCGCCAGCTCCGCCTTGCATTCATCGCTCCAGATGTCCACACCGTCCGGGGCGATCAGAACAGGCAGGCCGGCGAGGTCGCGCTCGATGCCGATGCCCTCGATCTCCTGTATCCGGCGCTTGAAATACCAGTCCCGGTAGCTGTTGCGCAGGATGCTCCGTCCCTCCGGGTTGCTTTTCCGGCTCCTGGTTTTGAAGTGCAGGGCCTTTTCCAGCGGGATGAATACCTGGTCGTACAGGGGCGGGGCGCACTGCACCAGCCCGGTCAGGTTGTCGCGCTCATCGTACTTCCATTCCCAGAGCGTGTCCTGGGAGCGGATCGGCAGCTTGCGCCAGCCTATGAGGCCATCGTCGTACTTGCTGCGGGTCTCCGGGTTCCTGGTGTTCCCCATGCGCCGCTTGTAGACGATTTCGTGGTAGCTCCAGCCGTAGGGGAGGAACGACAGCACCTCGGAAATAAACTCGCTCCAGGTTTCCTCCATATCGTCCATGCACGTGCGCACGAACTCCGCCGCGTTCAGGTCCCGCTGCGTGGTACCAGCCTCCTGGATGCTCCAGTCGCTTTGACGCATCAGCATTTCGGTGGCGAACAGGATGGCACCGATAATATCGTCGTTTTCGGACATCTCCTTGTAGACTTCCACGCCCCTGCGTCCCTGCAGTTCCCGCAGGAATTCCTCATATATCCAGCCTGTGTTGAAACGGTACAGGCCGGTCTTGCCATACTCTCTGAACTTGTCCACGCTCTGCGCCGCCTCCTTTCCGCGTTATCTATGCCAGTAGCTTTCTTTGCTCAGGTCATCCCCACCAATGCTGGAGGTGGGCTTGCTCATCAGATACAGAATAGCCTGGACGGTCGCGTCCACGGTGTCCTTGTAGGTCGTTCCGGGGAACCGCAGGAGATCGTCTATCAGGTCTGCTTTCCATGGGGCGAACTCAGGGAATAGGACGTTCCCCGCCTCGAAGTACGGGGCCACCGACAAGGCCCGGTCCTCCTTGCTGCCCTTTGGGTTGAAAGGAACCATGCCGGGTATCGTCTTGCCCAGGTAGTCTATGATGGCGGGGCCGTTGGCCTTGTCCTCCACCACTTTTGCCCTTGCCCTCGGGTGTTTCGCCGTCAGGTTCCTTATGGCTGTGACGCTGGTGGTGAAGCCCATTTTGTCGTTTACCACGTCCACAAAAAACAGCTGCGCGCCCTTCCGCGCCATGACGATCCCCGCACACTTGGCGCTGGCCTCGCTGTTCTTGAAGGGCAAGTCCCAGGACTGGATCAGCGTGGCCCCCGCCGGGAGTTCCCGGTAGGTCTGGTTCATCCATTCCCGCTTGAAGATCGTGCCTCCAGCCGGCTGAGGTCTCTGCTGGTACATGGCGCTCCAGTCGTATATGCCGATAGTAGCCCGGATCTTCCGCAGTTCCGAGGTCGGGTATTTTTCCATCCAGAGAGCATCACCCTCCTGGCGGGGGTCTCTGGGGTGGCGTTCAGCCTCTGCCGCCGCCGGGAGCAGAAGTATCTCCCATTGGTCCGCGTCCGGGTCTTTCTTTGCCGCGTCCAGAAGCCGCCCCGCCAGGTCATCCTCGTGCCAGCGGGTCAGGGTGACCAGGATGGAGCCGTCCTTTTCCTGCCGGGTGTAGAGCGTGGAGGTGTACCATTCCCACAGCTTGTCCCGGTATGTGGAGCTGTTCGCTTCCTCCCGGTTCTTGATGGGATCGTCGATGATGATGTAGTCGCCGCCCATGCCGGTGATACCGCCGCCCACGCCGGCCCCGCGGTAGCTGCCCCGGTGTCCGACTATTTCGAAGATGTCTGAGTTGCGCAGGGCATGGCCGGTTGTCGACCCGATGCTCTTGCCGTACAGGCGGGTATCCGGGAACAATTCCAGATACAGCCGGCCGTCCATGATCCTCTGGACGTCCCTGTTCATCCGCTGGGCGAGGTCTGCACTGTAAGAGGTGGCGATGATGTTTGCGTCCGGGTTGCGCCCGAAGATGTACGCCGGCAGCTTCCGGCTGACCAGTTCGCTTTTCCCATGCCGGGGCGGCATGAACACCATGAGCCGCCGTATCTCCTTCCGGGTGAATGCGTCCAGGTATTCGCACAGCAGGCGGTGGTGCCAGTTCATCTGGTAGCGGTCGTCGGTGAACAGACAGAATTCCGCTATCGACCGCCGCGCCTTTTCGCAGACAAGCTCCCTTCGCAGCTGTTCCAGGCCCCGGAGGTCATTCAGCAAAAAGTTTTCCCGTGATCTCATCAAGGGCCTCCAGTTCCTCATCGGTGACCTTGCTTAAGTCGATTTGACGCGGGGCGGTTTCAACCGCAGATGGCTTCTCATCCTCTGCCTTTTTGGCCTCCTGCTCCCGCCTGAGCCGAAGTTCTTCTTTCCGCAGTTTCAGCTCCTGCTTCTTCAGTTCCAGATGGGGGCTGTCACCGCCGGTATCCCGAATAAACTCGGCGGCCCGGACGTCGCCCCGGATCGCTTTCATCAGAATACCGGCCAGCATCACATCCTGATAGGTGGCGTCCTCCACATCGATGCCGAGCGCCTGCAGCCGCGGCGTGACCTTCTCCACGAACTCCTGCTCACTGACGTCCAGGCCGGC